TTTGCGGATCCTTCCATGAGTTTGAGTTCACCGAAAGCAAAAGAGCAAGCAAAAGATACATAAAAACGAATACCCTCCAAGATGTTGACATTAGCTACCGCCCTATAAAGATGTCTTTTAAGTTCACGCTTATTAAGTACCCCGACTTTACCTATCTGTTCTGCTGCTTGTAAGAAATCATCATACGCTTGAGTTACAGTTGATGCTCTCCTCAAAATCCTATCGTCTGTAATGATAGTATCAAATACTTCTGATGGATTAGAATAAATGTTCTTAATGATATATGTATAGGATCTACTATGAATCATCTCCATAGTTTGCCAGATGTTCATAGCAGCCTCTAGTTCTGGTATAGAACAATAAGGTGCAAATGCCATACCAGGTGCTCTACCCTGTACACTATCAAGCATAATCTGATACTTCAAATTAGATGTATAGATATGCTTTTGTTCTGGACGCAATGCCTCATAGTCTGCACGATCTTTCTGGAGTGATACCTCTTCAGGTCTCCAGAAATATCCTAACATTTGTTGTGTTAATTTTTCAAATACTGGATACTTATATTCATCATACCTTTGTATCCCTAATGGTTGACCAAAAAACATTGTTTGTTTTTTAGTATCTACTACATCTGTATTAAAAACAGTCTTACCCTTGGTAGTAGTAGAACTACCATCGTTTAGTTTAAATTGCACAGGCATCGCACTCCGTTGCGTCGTTTAGTTGGTCTAATAAACTTGATACTTTGTTCTCTACTGGTTTTTCCTCTACCTCATCAGTCTTATTGTCATAAGTATTCTGGTAGTATGATGTCTTCCAACCGTATTTGTATGTAGTTAGAAGATCTTGTGCCATTACACTAGTAGGAACTTCATTATTAGGATAATTTTCTGGATTGTATGACCAGTTACCACTGATAGCTTGATCAAAGAATTTCTGCATTACTGCAACAATTTTAACATAACCATCATTGTTAGGCATGTCCCATAACAATGTATAATGTTGTTTCAAAGACTGGTACGCTGGAACAATCTGCTTAAGAGGTCCTTTCTTTGATTTTTTAATGGACAAGTATCCTCTAGGAGGTTCAATTCCGTTTGTGGCATTTGACACAACGGAACTGCTCTCCGAAGGCATTTGTGCCGACAGTGTGCTGTTCCGTAGACCGTATTGTTTGATGTCATTCCTAAGAGAATCCCAATCATATTTCAATGTGTTTGGTACAATCTCATCTATATCCTTTTTATATGTATCAATAGGAAGAATTCCATCAAAATATTTTGTACGGTCAAAATATCCACACTTTCCTTGCTCCTTTGCAAGTTGATTTGATGCCTTCAATAGATAGTATTGGAACGCTTCTGTGAGGTCATGAATCAACTCCCATGCCTTTGGATCATTATAAGATACATGATGCTTGGCAAGGTAATGTGCCAGTCCAATGTACCCGATACCAAGTGACCTACGATTCCGAGTTCCAATCTCTGCTGCCTTGACAGGATACCCTTGAAAATCAATCAATGCATCTAATCCACGAACAGATAAATCACATAATTCTTCAAGACTATCTAAAGTTCTAATCTGTCCTATGTTGATAGCAGATAGAATACACAATGCAATCTCACCATTAGGATCATCTATATGATTTAATGGAGTTGTAGGTAATGTAATCTCTTGACAAAGATTACTCATAGTAACTTTATCTTTAAATGATGAATGACTATTACAGTGGTCAATATTCATGATGTAGATACGACCTGTCTCTGCTCTCTCCTTTAAGATATCTAAGAAGAGTTCTTGTGCTCCAACTGTTCTTCTTGGGATGGATTGATCAGATTCGTAACGGCAATATAACTCATCAAAGTTATCGGTCCCAAAATTCTCATACAAACCAGGAACATCATGAGGGGAAAATAGCGAGATTTCCTCACTTTTGATAAACCTTTCATAAAATAATTTGCTAATTTGAATACTATAATCTAACTTTCTTACTCTGTTGTCTTCTGTTCCTTTGTTGTTTTTGAGGACGATGATGTCTTGGATTTCCTTATGCCAGATAGGAAAGTGGACAGTGGCCGACCCTCCTCTGATACCGTTTTGAGTACAGCATCGAACAGTTGACTCGAACTTTTTAAGGAAGGGTACAACACCTGTGTGTTGAACTTCTCCACCCCTGATCTTACTGTTGATGCCCCTGATTCTACCTGCGTTAATCCCAATACCAGCCCTCTGTGCGACATACTTGCCAATAGCCATATCGCTACTAAAGATACTGTCGAGGGTATCATCAGAATCAACCAAAACGCAAGATGCAAATTGACGAATGGGTGTTCTGACACCTCCCATGACTGGTGTTGGGATGTTGATTTTGTGTTTGGAGATTGCGTCATAGTATTTCCTCACATAATCTATGCGAGTTTCTTTAGGATATTTTGCGAACATTGTAGCAGCGATCATCATATACATGAACTGTGGTGTCTCGAAGACATCACCAGTGCTACGATCTTGTACAAGGTATTTATCGACTACTTGTCTAAGTCCTGCATATGTAAACAAATAGTCACGCTCGTGATCAATAAAATCATTCAGTATGTCAATTTCTTCATCACTATATGCACTTGTAAAATATGAATCATAGATACCTGCTTCAATACATTTGGTAGCATGGTCTCCCAAGTTAGGATACTCATGCAATCTACCCCATAGTTGTTTCCTTAGGGAGAATAGCAGCAGTCTAGCAGCAACATATTGATAGTTAGGACTCTCTAGTTCTATAAGATCACTGGCACTTTTAATAAGGATGCCTTGAATCTCTTTGGTTGTTATACCATCATAGAATTGTACACCAGAATTAATCTCTACCTGTGATGCAGAGACCCCTGCTAGGTCTTTGGTTGCTTCTTCAACCATTTTATGCATCTTGTTTAAATCTAGGGGTTCAATACTCCCAGATCTCTTAAGAACTTTTGTACCGTTGCTCATGTTAGTCTTGATTAAGTATTTTAAAGTTGAATGAAATTGATATCCGTTTATGTTCGGATTGATTACGAGTAACCGTATGATCTAATATTGCTGGAAATAATAAAAATTGTCCCTCCTCAGGATGAAATGGTATCCGAGGGGGATGAAATTTATTATGTGAAGGAAGGAATACTAAACTCCCAGATCCTTTTGGTACAGTCAAATAAAATACACAAGAAACATCATATGGATAATGATTGTGTACCTCTGTACTCATGTTCTTATAATGAACATGAACCCAGTGATCAACATGCTCTATTTCTTGCCCAGTCAGTCCTTTAAATTCATTCTGTATCTCTTCAATCAGTTCCTCTACTATAGATGATTTAGGACAATAAGATTCGTCAGGAGCATCTTCATAAAGTTCTGTTAGGGGATCATAACTACCCATAGGGGTAGCACTATTTAACCATTCATCTATCTCATTTCTCAGAGCAATAAGATCAACTGATGATCTGCCCATGAAGACATCAATCTTTGATATAGTATTGACGACTAGCATAGTGAAAAATTAAATGACAAAGAAATTCTTCTATCATTAGATAGATTTCTTGTAACAGAATGTTCTAATACTGCTGGAAACATTAGAAACATATTTTGTTCTGGTTGGAACTTAACTGTCTGTGGATTGAACTGATTGTAACTTGGGTAGAAACATATCTGTCCAGATCCTTTTGGTACAGACACATAGTATACGGATGCAACATCAGCAGGATAATGAGCATGTGTATTGGTGCTCATGTTTGGTTCATGGATCTGTGACCACTTACCAATCATCTTTATAGATGCCCCTGTAGCGTGTTTAAAATTGTCTTTTAACTCTTCTACAATAGAATCTATTATAGATGATTCAGGGCAGAATGTATCCTCATACAATGAGTCTGCAGGATCGTCATGGAGTCTGTGTTCAGAGTGTTGTAACAAAATATCTGCAAGTCCATCTGTATTGACGAGAGATCTTCCCTTCAACACATCGACCTGAGAAATTGTATGTATCTCTAGATTTTCTTCCATTCGGTAAACTTGACTTTTGCTTCCAGTCCAGAATATGTATTAGATTCTAGCAGATCCATGATCTTATGTCCATACAATACCATATCATTGATGTCTTTCTGCCAAATTTTAGAAGGCCATATGATTACTTTGTCACCTCTGTCGATGGTGTCGGAGATTCGTTTAACAATTTCACTATTCCTCGGCTCGTTATCATAGACCCAAATAGGATCGCTAACACCCCACTTCCTAACATCACCGTCTGCACCGCACATAGCGATGCTATTGCGAACGAACGAGCTGTCGAACGGTCCTTCTGTAACGAAGACTGGAGCATCTCTTCTGATGTTATCCAGTCCGTAGATCTTTGGTGCTTCATCATCAAGCATGATAGTAATGTACTTTAAAAGACTAGATCTTATAGATCTGCCTTGTAATCCTACCAACTCCTTGTTATAAAAGAGAGGTATGACAATTCTAGGTTCCTCTTGAACAAATGAATCAAAAGTAACCTTGAGTGAATTTACAAACTCACAAAATTTCTCAGCATAATAAAACTGAGATGGTTCAAGTGCACGAGTCTCACAATAAGTTCGGCCTTGTACCACCTCAGAGCAGAGAGGAAGATCAATCTTTGTTTTAAATACTGGTTTTTCAAACTCAAGTTTAGGTTCTTCTGCAGGAAAATTCTTTCCTGTAAAACCTTTTTTAAATTTCTCCATAGTATACTTACCATGAAGAACTCCATCTAACTTCTTAATGAAGTTATTCAAAGACATAGACGCTCCACAGTTATGACACTTATAGTTAGTGTTCGTTTTAACTTGATAGAGATAACCTCTAGCTTTATTCTTTTGTTTTTGGGAATCCCCACACAAAGGACATCTAAAGTTATAAAGATTATTCTTTACTTTTTTAAATCTATCCAGACGAGCAGAAATTAAACCAATATATTTTGAATCAATTAGATCCATTCACAAAGACTTGCTCTGTGGATATTGTACTACTTTGAGTGATGGTTGTCAAGACTTTTTGTCCGACTGGACTAACCAAGAAAGATATAACAGCAATAGAACCAGCGATAGTCCACATTTTCTTTTCCATCGTTCTAAGACGATCATCAACTTTTCTGATATCTCTCTCACAACCTTTTTTGATTTCATCTGTCTTACGGGTTACTTCTCTGTGAACACTATCTACTTTCTCGAATAACACTGCATCAATCCTATCCTGTTTGTCTAACTTCTCATTGTGCACAGCAAGAAGTTGCCCCATCTTTACAGAATTTTCCTGCAAGGTTGAGACAACTTTTTCTAATCTTTCTAATATAGCAGAGTTTACATCCATCGTTTTCTAGAACCGTGCCCTCCAGTGGCATACCTTTTCTTAGGTTTTTTATTCATCGGTTTATCATATCCTGCTACTGGTCCTTTAGGATCAGACCCACCACTGAAACCACCACTAGCACCAACAGCATTAGCTACCATCTCTTCTGTAAATTGGTGGAAGGTTTTCATAATTGACGCAGTTGTGTTAAACAGAATTCATCATTCTTAATCCTATTTAGATCCGTAGAAGGAAATTCGGCAACTCTACCAAGGTAAGTTAGGAAACTCTTAGTGCATGACCACAAATCTTTATCTAATTTAAAGTAAAGAAGTGGCACACCAGCGTCACCAAACACATTAAAAAGAACAATGAAATGATTGAGGATAAGATGAGTCCTCAACTCTCCAGTGTTCCTGTACCTTTTTAACAATCGTTTAATATATTTAATTCGCTTTAAATCATCATAGAAATCATCCTCAGTCACTGCCTGTGGATTATCATAATTTTTTATAGCAAATAATAGATAATTGTTGTCATTCAATTCGTCAAATCGCATGTCATGAAGATTTATTCGTCAGTTGGGTATGGCAAACTTCCAGTTGTGATACCACTCATTGCTACGAGTGTTTCTTTTTTAACTCTAAGAGCACCATGCATATCTATATATGTGGTTACACCGACCCAACCAGCATGGTCAAGGTCATATGCAGTGCCACCATGATCTGCTGTAGCAGTACCATATACTAGTGAATCAGCATCTGATCTACCTTCTTGGTATACACTGTCTAGTACTGAACTCTTAGGTAGTTCAGTTACATAGTACGAAGTTGCTGCAATACTTGTTGCACTTAATCCATCTGTTGTATCGATGGTTAACACTCGGTCGCTAGTAATACCTGTGATTACTGCTGCACCGTAGTGAGTTCCGACACCGCCTCTAGCACCAACTCGAATTACCTGTCCAACTGATACATCAGTCGAGAAAGTTGTACCAGTACCAGTTACAGTAGTACCGCTTACTGCGATAGTACCGAATGTCGTAATATTATCATTAGAACCCCAGAGAGCCATGTCTTTTACCCAAAGTACGATTTATTTCTAAGATTATTTATAATCTCAAGAACCTAGTAGTGCTTTCTCTAGTGCTTCAACTAGTTGATCATCTACTTTGTTGCCTGATTTAGCAGCAGCTTTTTTAAGAAGTCCAATGACAAACTCTTTAAGTTTTGTCTCTAGATCTTCGGGAATTTTATCTACCGCTTTATTAATAACATTGATAGCGATAGGGAGTAAAAATTTAGTCATGATTATTTGCAAATGCTATTATATATAGGCAACTTTAATCTGATTTAAACTTACCACCTTTATAGTATCCCCATTTGCCACCCTTAGTTGCTCTGACACCCTTCTTTCTCCTATCTTTAGCACTCATAGCACTAGACATAAAGTCCTTAAATTTTTTCTTCTTTGCTGCAGCATGTCTATCTTGTGCCTTCTTAAGTATTTCATTTTTTAGATCAGTTGTTTCCTTGTGGGTCTCACCCTTCATAAGATTACCATCCTTCATGACATGGTGACCCTTGGGTATAGGTTTACACTTCTGTTCGTCACGACAAAAATACTCTCCTTTACCACAAGCAGTACCTTCTTTTGTGACACCTGCCTTTGATCTTTGTTTTTCTGCCATAGATTTAACAATCATTTTTAAAATTGCTCTTTTACCATAGGGATTGCTTTTTCTTCCAAGAGGAACTTTCTTATCTACCTTAGCTGCTATCTCATTTATCATGATCCAAGTCCTCCACTCCCATACCTTGCTTTTACATTTACATAATCCTGTGTGCTTTTATATCCTGCCTTCTTTGCCTTGTCTGCTAATGCTCTCTTAGATTTTAAAGCATTAATTTTTCTATCTAATCCTACATTCTTATCATTAGTCTTAGCACCCTTTACTTTCTTCTGTTGACCTACTGGTTTACCAGTCTCTTTACGGATCTTACTTCTAACAAAGTTAAGTGCCTTATCTTTACTACCACCTTTTTGAACTGGACTACCTGCTCTCTTGTTTAAAGAACCAGTATTCTTTCCAGTCTCTTTGGCATAACGATTCAATTCTGATATAGGATCAGGAAGCATAAGATCTGTGACCTCATATGCCTCGTCACTACCTGCTTTTAAAAGATATAATTTATCAGTGTCCTCAATCGTTAAAGTTTTTTTTTTAAATCCTCGTCTTCCTTCACACAGTTAGGAACTTCTTTACCACCTTTCTTCTTTGTACCCTTTGCCTTGTAACCATCCCAACAAGTAGATGCTCCAACATTTTTACGAGCCTGCTTCATACCTTCACCAAATACTTTAGCAATGCCCTGCTCTTTCATATGATCAGCAGCCTTATATAAAGGTTTGCCATCAATCTTACTCTTCATACCTTTCTTATAATTCTGATAGGCAGGAGTATTACCTTTCTTGTCAGCATTAGTTACAGTATATGCTTCGCTCCTAGTATCTTTACCATCAGCTTTGCCACCTTTCTTTCTTTGGATAGCATTGTGGACTACACCTGCATGTTCTTTAGAACCACTCTCTACTTTACCATCACCATCATAATCTTTCTTTGCTTTTTTCTCTTCAAGATATTTGTTACTATACCTATCATAGATCATACCAACGATAGAACCTTCCTTCATCTCAGGATTGATCTCAATTTTATTCTTAACACTCTTTTCTACAATCTCTGTTTGTTTTTCATCAGAGGTAGTTGCCTTCTCTGATTTGTGCATCTTAACTGCAACTTTTTCTTCCAACTCTTTATTGAGTCGTTCCTTTATTTCTCTCTCCTCTTCAAGTCTACTTGCAAGTTCCTCTTTACGAGAAGGTTGTGCCTCCTCAACAGTCTCTTCCTCCATGCCAATGAAGGCATTTTTCATACTCTTTAGTAAGATCTGTTCCGCAGACTCTGTAATAAAATTTGCCATTGAACCTTGTGCAGCACTTATTGTCTATTCTTATTTATAAATGACTTAACCTTCTCCATTGGAGTGAGTGCCTGAACATACTCACGATACGAATCTGTACCCACTTCTCTCTTGCTTGCTTCAACACCTGAAGGTGGTTTTGCTTCCATGATATCATTGATCCAACTCTTAAACATAATATTATCTTCACTCACTGCTATGACATAGTTTGTACCCTTCCTAAGTACACGACCAACTAGTCCAGTGTTAAGATTTTCTACCAGTGTTCCAATATTAAATATGTTACCCAAAACAAAATGTTCTCTTAGACTTTTAAAGTCTAACTTAGGAGCAATCCTCCATATCTCTAGTCCTTCTTTAGCAGCAACTACCTTTTTACCTATAGATTTCTGTACTGTATTAAATAAATCTTGTGCTACTTTTCCTTTTGCTGCTTTAGGAAGACCTTTTTTAAATGCTTCAAAGTCTCCATCTGCTGCTAGAGCTCGAAGTTTGGAAGCAGACATACCCTCTGTCCCCTCAGCATCGGGATCCCTGTCTCCTGCTGAAATGACATTAATCGCATCAAAATTATAGAGTTCCCCGTTGTATTTGTTTGCGAGCCCCTCAAACTCTTTCTGTCTGTCAGAGCCAACCACGAGATTAATGGTTTTGTATCCTTGTGTATCGGCATTTTTTAAAGCATCAATAATTGTACGAATAGATTGATCATATACTATGTTACTACTATGATCTGGAAATAACTTTTTCATGAAAAGAACTTTATCTTCTGCACCTATTGGATTCTTTTCATTATCCTGTGAGTGTGATGGGTATATTGTATACTCACCATCTTCAGCAGTGTCTTTTATTTTAGCTAGAAGTTTCTCGTGACCAGTTGTCGGTGGGTTAAACCTACCAAAACCAAGAGTAAGCGTTCCTCTTGTTTTTTCCACTTCAGATTGTTCCTCGTCAGAGGACACTTCTTCAGGTGCTGAACCCTGAGCAGGTGGCGGTGATACTTCTGGTACAGTGCCCCTTGCTGCAGAACCTGGCCTTGTAGGATCAGTTTCTTGTGCTGGTTTTCTTCCACTATTAAATACTAATTCTCCGTCAACGGTGCGTCCGACTATACGACCGTTTGTGTCTACCCATGAGCCATGACCGTCACCCTCCAACCCAAGTTTCTTGGCCTGTTTGGCAGCGTTAGATGCAGCTTCAGTTATAAATTTTGTAAAAGACTTCATGTACTCAAAATACTCTACGAGTAGAACCCTTGATGGTATTTATATTAAAAGCAAGAGTGATTCTATGTTCTGTGGTTTCCTGTGCTAATACCATATGCCTCAACCATGATGGGAATATGATAATATCACCCTCGTTTATATCTGGAAACCAATGATGACTAGAAAATTCAGGTTGTTCTTCTAGATCCAAGTCCTTATACTGGTAAGAATATAAAGGATATAAAGGATTAACAAATCGAGTTGACTTGTGTATATCAGGATTGAATTTAACAAAATGACAACCAGAATAAAATCCTGGTAGATGGTCATGTTCCTCTTGATTCTCTCCACCAGTATAATAATTCAACCACGATTCATATATGTTACATCTACCATCTGGTCTTCCTATATCTTGAGAAAATTGTTTTAAGATGTCATCATAGAAATGTTTATACTCATTCTTTTTACAGTTTGAAAACTCTGTTCTTACTGTGCACTCCCATCCATCAGGAGGTTGGTTAACAGGTAAAGATCCAAACTCACCAAATTTTTTCTTTGCAATATTCTGTAACTCAGTGGGATCCAAATAGTACCTAAACATAGGAACCCCAAAAATCATTTCATGTTTCATTAATATATTTTTAAGAAAGGACCATTCTTAGATGAGAATTCTTTTTTAGCACCATAATATAAACATCTACACCACTCCTTCATCTTCTTCTTCGATTTAATTTTTGTCCATATATCTGCCCATTCCATTGCGATTAGTTTTGAAGAGAATCTACCTGCAGAACTCCTATCCATTTGATCTTCTTCATAACTAATAGCAAAATCTAATACATTTTCAAATCCTTTTTGTATTAAAGTTCCTCCCTGATATACTGCAACCTCACCAAAATCTATATTTTCATTCTTTAATCTGTTGTATAATGATATCCAATACTGTTTGTCACTATCACTCCACATACCTACAGGTGGAATATGAGGATGCTTTGATGGTGATATAGGTCTAGACATATTCAATCCAGTTAAAAAAGTATCCATAGCTGTGCTAGAAACTTTACCTAGTTTAGCACCAGCATCTGCACCTTTAGGTGTTAAATCTGTCTGAACAACATTTCTTGGTTGTGAATACTGAAAATTTCTAGACTGTCCATGTATACTACCCTTCTCAGTTTTCATATCAAATGCTAATTCACCAGTATCAAATAGATAATCATTCTTTTTACCTAGAGTAAGATCACATTTTATAGAACCTTCTATTAGATTAATATCAATTCTGGCCTTGGTGTCTGCCATATTAGATGTTTCGGCATTAGCAGACAATTTAGTTTTTTTAATCGCTTTGAGTGATACACCTATCAAAACTTTATCTCTTAGTGTCTCTCTCATGTAAGCATTAAGCAATTCTAGTCTAGCATCTTTACTCATCCCCTCAATATTTGTTAGTTCACGAATAGTTCCCTCTACTACCTTCTTCATATTAGTCTTAACCATCACAATATCCATAGGATTCCACCTATCTTTAACACTAACACCACAATCTTTTGTTGCTATACCTTCAATATAGGGCATGATACCACTGTCCCTAGAGTATTGATATCCTTTATTACCTTTAAGAAATCCTTTGAGTGCAGTAACTTGTTTTCTATATGTACTCTTCCACTCTGGTGTATAGCCACCATAAATCTTTACCATTTCAGAGTCAGTAGGTTCTTTTCCTTTCTCTAAGAATGATTCAAACCAATATCTAGACCCATTTTCCTGTTGTGCGGTCTCAATAGCATTCGTTGCCATACAAAAAAAGAGGGATGTTCTCCCTCTTATTTAGATTAAATATCGTCAATACGACGATTTTCTGAGAAGTACGAACTAAATTGTCCTTCTGGATATCTAGCAGATAACTTATCAATGTTCTGTCCAATAACATCATCAAGAGATACATCTAATGCTATACATGCTTGTGCAACATACCATAGTACATCACCAAGTTCAACCTTGAGATGATTAATATTTGCTGCATCATAAGGTTTACCTTGAAAGGCAATCTTCTTAACGATCTCTAAGAACTCACCACTCTCGGCAGAAAGACCAACAGCAGCAGTCAACAAACGCTCCAATTTACATCCCTGTGCCTGTAGTTCTGCAGTACGAGCAATAAATGCTGACCCATTCTTAGAAGGTTCACTGGTTACAGCATCAACAAAGTTAGTATACTCTGTCCACTTAGCATTAGGTACTGATTTTGTATCTTTATCAGCAGTAATTACCACATTACTATCATCTAGAATTGGTGCTTGACTCTTAGGTTGAGGTGTCGCATTGTTTGGGTTTGCAACACTACCAAGTTGTGCTTCAGTTGGATTGTCTGGGTCATCTCTCCAACCTTCTGTACCTGCATCACCAGGTTCTGCATCCCAGAACTCTTTAAGACGCTTTGGTCTTTTAAGTTGTGGTGTAGGTTTCTGCGGATCTGGTGTAGCGTCTGCAATAGCACTTGAAAATGTAGGCATGATTTTAAATTGTTTTTGTGTTTTCTGGGTGAAAGTTCAGCACTTTATTTAGATGAAGAAACTCCCAAGCATACGATACAGAATCTAAATGTTGGTCTTCAAAATCTAGATCTTTTTCTGATAGATCTAAGAAACCTGCTATGGTAACTCTTTGATCATCTTTAAACCATTCAGGTTGTATGTATGGATTGTGAAAAAAATGTGTTGGATATGCAGTAAAACTATTATAACACATTTTGTGAATAGTTTCAAGTCTATAAGGACCATAGTCATCAATTTGGAACCATTTACTATTGTTCTTGAATGATCTATGCATATCATTTTTGAAATTTTGCTCATCAGATTCATCATTCCAACTAAAATCTAGTCTACTTTTCTTATTATTCATAGACCAAAATCCAGTTTTAATATGCTCACCCTTAGTAATGTTTATATTATATGCTATCATTGCAGTTTGGTCAAACTCCTTTGACATAGTATCTGTATGAGGGAAAGCAGAATCAATAGTCTTCAATGCCATATCAGATTGAAAACAATTACCATTAGTAGAAATGATACCCATCCTGTTTACACCTAGCAACGATGCTATTGGTCTTACTAAAGGTAATGTAAAGAACTCACAAATTTCTGGATGAATAAAAAGAGAAGTTCCTGGCCTGATAATCTCATTCATATTATTACATCCAGCAGACCACCACTGTCCTTCATCAAAAAACTTACGAACTAGGTCAGGATATTTAAAATAATCTTGAGTGCTAAGGACAGGTATATCTTTATCCCTACCAAGATGTAAGAATTCAAACTTAAGATTGTTGAGGACAGATATCTTTGCCCACCTATCATTGACTGATTCTATCATGCAAAATTAATCTCAGACAACTTTTCTTTCATTTTTTGAAATTTCTCTTTAGGGTTACTCTCCTCTATTTGTCCACTATCTATCAACTCTCCTCCTTTATCTTGCTCTACATCATACAATCTCATCTTAGCACGGTCAATACCTACAACAAATCTCTTGTTGATAGTGGGATCATTGAATCTATTTTTCAATTGCTTAACCATAATTTGATTTATACCCTCTAATTCTTCAGTACTGATGAGTGCAAACATCAAATCAGCAGTAGCAGGTAGACCAAAGGATTCACTGGTATCAGTAATATCTACATCACTATTACCATAACCACTACGAGTAGTCTGTGTAGCAGATACTATAGGTAGATCAAATTCTACTGCTAATCCACGAAGTTCTTCTGCAATACTCTTAACTAAAGTATATGAATTAGCATTAGATCCTGCACGAATACGAGATGATGCACATATATTGAGATAATCTACGAATATGATGTCTGGTCTAAAGGATTTTTTCAATGTAAGTTCATTGAGCAACGCTTTAAAATGACCTGAGTGTGCTGATGCAGTAGGATATTCTTTAATAATAAGAGTACCTTGAGTCTTCTTTGCAAGATTAGTAACTTTATTCTCAAATATAACACGAGGAAGCTCAGCAATATCTTTTATATTAACATCCAATAAATTAGCATCAATACGCTCTGCAATTCTCTCTTCTGCCATCTCAAGAGTGATATACAGAACATTCTTACCTTGTAGTAAGGTAGATGCTGCCATATGACACATGAATAATGATTTACCTACACCAGTTCCTGCCAGTGCTACATTCAATGTCTTGTTAGGAACCCCACCTTTGGTAATACGATTAAAAAATTCTAGATCAAATGGGATCTTTTCTTCTTTTCTATGATATGATTCATATCTTTGTTCAAAATCTTCAAGATAATCGTGTCCAACATGTCGATCAAAAGATACTGCTAGTGCCTCAGACAATATACTAGGGATAGCATCTCTACCTTTCTTTTCATCTTGTCCATCAGCAATCCTAATAGAATTCATCAGTGCAATATAGATTGCACGATCTCTACACCATTTTTCAGTGGCATCTAACAACCATTGATTATTAATATCTTTGTCTTCTAGTGTAGGTATTACTTCAGATGCATTTTTAAACTCTGTTTCATTTAAATCTTCCCTATTTTGTAGTTCAATAGAGAGAATATCCAGAGTAATTCTCTTATTATATACTGTAATAAAATTTATAATCTCTTCACATATAACTTTCTCAGAACTATCATCAAAATATTCTAAGTCAATAAATGGAATTACCTTTCTTGCATACTCATCATCATGAATAAGATTTGATAGAATAGTGCGTTCAAGTTTTTCCATAATTGCAAACAAAAGATATGCTTACTCTCCTTTGATCTTTTACAAAGGGAGTGACCGCATGAATAATATAAGAGGGGAAGAGAATCAACAGTCCAGATACAGGATAGGTATAATATGTATCGAATGTATATGGACTAGGGTTGTTAGTATCTTTTACTAAAGCATTTTTTTGACTATAAGATGGGTCATAGAATACTAAAGATCCACCATGCATCCCATCCCATGAACCTGGTTTGAGAATTGCTTGTGGATCATAATTGAAATAACAATGATTATCCTTTGCAACATATTCTACTGGATAATATACTCCAGTCAATGCTGCATTGCCATGTGCATGTCCTATGTTACAATCTCCTGTTCCATTGATGTTTGCCCATAATCTTTTACAGGTAAGACCACCAACATAACCGTGTTGTTCACAGTAACGATTAGCACATGATTCTATTATAGCACGAAGTTTTTCAAAACTAGAATAATCATTTTCTAAATTAGATTTACTATGCCAACCTCCCATGTTACTACGAACTTGTCCTTTAGTATCACGCTGATTTTCATTAAGAATATCAGTAACTAAAGAGATATTCATCTCATGGTTATCTTCACCATAATTAAAAATGGAGATTGGTATAGGAAATAATGGTAGACTACGAGAGTCCATAACTGAATTCTTTTTGTGCAATCTCATCTAGAGCTTGCATGACTTCAGCAGTAAAATATTTCTCAGGATTCTTATATACTTCTTTAGCGTAAACTTTTTTACCATTCAACTCATAACGACCAGCAACATTTTTCCATAGACCACCTATCTCTCCTAAGTCTAAGAGACCGTAATACTTATCCAGTCCACGGTCATCATAGTAAAGACGAACAGTGACATCTTTATTCTCTTTGCTTAGACGAGACTTTGCTGTCTTAGCTTTGATAAGATTTCCGATGACATCTTTACCGTCTTTCTCTTTCTTTTTCGTGAGGTAAATGATCGTACTAGAAGCGTACTTAAGACCACTACCGCCCCCCATCTCTTTAGTTGGTACATAGGCTCCAATAACATCATAAGTGTGGTTAGTAACTATCATTGGTATGTTAGCCTGCCCTAACTTCAAAGTCAACATTCTGAATGCACCCTTAACCAATTGTGATTTGGTCATGTCTCGGACTTGTTTGTCCTCTAATGCATCATTAATTTCTTTTTCAGTGGACAGCATACCAAGAGAGTCTAACACAAACATACAGGGTTTGCGATCCTGTATCTTGGTCTTAAGATATATATCCACTACCTTAAGTGCCTTGGTTCTAAACTGTTCAATAGTTACTACATTGAATACTACAAAACGAGATGTGTCAATTCCTCTATCTTCGAGGAGAGACTTTGTGATAGCGGATTCGGTATCAAAATATAGGCAGTAAGCGTTAGGATCATTATCAAGAAAATTCTTGACAACAGCGAGAGAGAAGAAAGTTTTTCCAGTACTACTTTCGCCAGCAATAGCAGTAATCTTGTTGCTAGATACACCACCAAATATGCTACCTGATACGAGTCCGTTAAAAATGAACGAACCTGTATCAACATATTCTTCACTCTCGTCAATATCGGATGCGAGTTTGGTGTAGTCATCCCCTATCTCCTTAACGATGTCCTTCAAAAAATCCATAATTAATCGTGTCTATGTTTTGTTTTTGGTGAATGTCCATGTGCTATTCCTAGCTCATGCATCTTAGAATGCTCATCGATCTCATCTCTGAGTCCTTCTTTACCTGAACCAAAGGTCATGTATATACCATAGCACATTAATGCTACGGTGAATAGTCCTAAAAATACTGCAAAGGCAGGACCAGGTGCTAAGTTAAAGTGATTGATTAATGGTGTTTTACATTCTGTCCAAGTACCAGGTAGGTGATACACTGGTGGGCAAGATAAGAAAATCATAGTGACTCTTTAAGTAATTGTTTACCAGATTCTTGTCTGGTTTCTTTTACCAATTTAAGTTTCTGGTAAAGAGCAGTATCACCACCTAAGGTGAGTGATCTGACGATAGTATCAAGTTCATTGTCGTTAATAGGTAATTCCATTTAGGTAAAGAAAGAGTCTAGTGTTGCAATTTTTTCCACCTTCCATCCAATAGAGTCCAATATAGTTCTAAGAGGTTCAAGGAAACTCTTATCGAATTGTAAATCGTGATCGATATATCTATCAATCCCTAACTCTTTGGGGAAGTCTTGAATAAAAGAGATAACATTTTCATGTATCTTGTTTGGTTTTTTTAGGTAGCAGAATTTGATCTTCTCACCATTACTAATCAACGAATACTTATTCGTCAACTTATTCTCCTTGATATAGTGATTAAAGAGCAACGCACCCCGAACATGTATCGGTGTACCTTTACTATAAATCATGCTTGCCGATTTATATTTAGTGACATCAGAAACTGATCTAGGGAATGCAATCTCCTCAGGTGGGAGATTCCTGAATTTCTTACGACTAGCAGCAATGAAATCAATAACTTCATCCTCTGTACCATTCATCATAAGTTTCAAAGCATCCTTAATCATTGCTCTGCATGGTGCAGGAGTTGATGATTTGACTGCTTCAATACCCATCATCTTCAACTTAGGTTCGTTGTATTGAACTCCTTCACTGTTCCATACATTTAGAATGTATCTCTTCTTAGCAGTCCATATACCCCTCTCTGCGATGTTCTCTCTCTTCATGAACATCTTTTGATCATAAGCATTAACATAGTCTGCTAATTCTTTGTAGGACTCATCGATGAAGGGTTCAAATTTCTCCTCACAAATCGTATCAAGAAACGAGACAATCTTTTCAGGATCTCTTTTCTTATCCTTAAAGATAATATCCACCAAAGGACCAAGGTTAAGGTAAATACTATCAGTGTCACTAGCAATAACATAATCAGTACCCTCCGTTTTGAGAACCTTATTTAAATAATTATTCATCTTGTTCTCTATCCATCTGATACTAACCTGACCTGATAGAGTAATAGCTTCTGCATTTGCTAGTTTATAATACCTGAAGTACTGATTGCCGATAGCACCATAAGCAGAGTTAAGAGATATCTTCTTCGCCATTTGTATGTTGTTGCACCTTGCAATTTCTTTAACAAGATCTTGCGTTGGTGTCTTCTCGTATTTCTTCTTGGCATCGATCATCCTCCTCTTAAAAATAACACGCTCGTTATACATCTTCTCCATGAGTTCAGGAAGAAAACCACGAATGTCTTTACGGTACTGTGCTCCATTAGCACATGTTGCATACTCCTTGCTG